GCGGTAGGATCATATATCGCACGAATGGCAGTCTGGTTTCCAACCTTAAAAGCAATTTCTTTATACTGCTCAACTATCCCTACCTTAGACGATCCGCTGCCACTGGTGTATAACTTCAAGGGGTTTACCAACCCGCCACCCAGCGTTCCTTCATCCGAAATTTGCACCGATCCCTTGATCTCCGTTCCCAGAGAGGACACCAGGAACGAAGTAACCTTCATCGTTAGGGAACTACTCGCTCGATCATACCACACATAATTGAGGTCATCCCCCACGAAAAATCCAGATGTGTCCAGCTTCGCCCGGTAGTTCAACCCTGTATTGTTTTCCAGGACGTAGAGGCCCCTCTCCGCCCCCTTCGTACCTAATCGAATCTGCAAGGCGGATGTGGCGGGATCATACAGGTAGAATCCTTTCTCGCCGGTATCTGTTCCTATCCGTACAATCACCCGGTCCTGGAAATTCTTGATCAGGTAGGAGGCATCATTCTGAATTAACCAATCGCCCTTGATGTACTCCACATCTCCGTCGATGCGGAGCCGATCCCCCTGCCTTGCCCAAAATCCGTAGTCTCCCGCACCCCAGTATCCCGACCCCTCTCGCTTGGGGAGCCCCTCCAAGTAGCCCATGGCCACCGTCTCGTTGTAGGCATCAAAAACACTAATCCGCTTCTTGTTTTGATTTAATTCTATTCTCGCCCCCGACGCTGCCGATTTCAGTAAATCAGTCGATATAATCCACCCACCGATCGTTCCTTCATTCGCATATATTGTCCCTCTGATCGTTACATTATTAAATTCCGCATTCCCGTCTACCGTAATCCTCCACCCACTCGATCCCTGAACGTAATTCGCACTCCTAGCCGTCCCCTGAATCAACAACGCCGCTCCATCCCACTCGATATAATTATCCGAATCGCCCAAAAATTTAAACGTTCCATCGCTTTTTATCCGTACATTCCATGTTCCCGTTCCTGAACCCTCGTCCCATTTATAAAACCCCAAATAATCCCTTGTAAAAAATAATCCGCTTCGTCCGATATCTTCTATGTTTTCTAGCAAGCTGCCAAAAACAGGCTTCGTTAGGAACCCAGACGGCAACAAACTACCCGATTGTGACAATGTAATAATATTTGCTATTGCTGCCGGTGGCAGTCCAGGTATAAATACTCCCGGCGCAATTTCTGTCACAACACTTCCTGCCGCTTCCGCCCCTTCTGCGTAATATTCGTATATTTCTTGTCCGTTGTAAATCGACGTGTTCTTCTCAACGATTCTAACAACCTGCGAAACATTTAATATTGCATTTTGTACAGTATAATATCCGCCAACACCAGCTGACTCTAAACTTTTAAACCTATACTTCCTGCTCCCGATCGTTATGCGTTTGTACACTGCACCAACGAGAGCATTCGCCGCCGCCTCGCTATACAATGTATCAATCTTTAATTCTTTGGTATTCGATCTACCGCTTGCCGGGTAGTATACATCAGCCATCTTAATGCGGTAGATTAAATCAGCAAATACCTGAAAACTACATACTCTCGTATCAACACCAGTCCCGGTCCAAATCTGAAATTTTGTTCGTAATTTTTCATAATCATGCTGTACCGGGAAGGATAAATATAATCTCGGCGCCGATCCACCTATTGTATAATTACCCGTTGCCCACACGTTGTACGGCGTCCATCCCCCACGGTATCTTACACTGTGTATAAAATATCGTGCTGTAGCATTACTAACACCAATGACTTGTTTTTTATCGGTATTCTCAGCACCCCAATCCCACCATTCAGCGCCACCCGGCGGGAACTTGTCTCCAAAATTCTCTAGCGTAACCACGCCATACAACGGGTCGCTATTCACGACCATTTGATTCGACAAAGCTGTTGTCTGATACCATTTCGCAACTACCGAATCATATTCTGTGTCATCTCTTTCTACTTTTAGCTCTTTAATGATATTACTGCTGTTAAATATTCCAGCCGACGTAATACTACTAGGTCCCCAGTCATAAATCCTGAACTTACCTTCCTCGTCGATATAAAAATTGCGATGAAAGCCATATAATAAATCACATAATAAGTCAAATATTGTTTGCGATTCTTTATCCGCTTTATAATAAGCGACCGAATCCAGTATATCCGGAACATTATATCCCCAGTCCCATCCCGCTGCATTTAACAAAACATGCACTAAACTAGTACTACCCCCACCCGACCGGCACACCACCATATTGTCGGACGGCATCCTTAATATCGTTGACGCCAACTTCCTTTGCGACAACAACCAACTCGTATCTACACATTCGATTTTAATGATCTTCTCACTGTTTGATACCGTAAACTCAGTTACCGGCCGCATGTACCCCGTGAACCAATAGCTCGAATTTTTGTATATCCGAACCTTTACTGCAGCACTATTCGATAACCCTAGCAGCATTTGTGCAATACTAGTTGTCATTTGCAAATCAAACGTTGCTGTATTAATGGTCGCTTTCGCTTCTTTATCAAACAAAGTTTCAGTTTTAGCTAATGATCCATCGAGCACATAAGAGGTAATATCTATCCACCCCGATCCATAATCTATATAAATGTTATACGTGCTCATAGCCTCCGAACCTTCTTCGCCCTCTCTATTCCTTCAGCAATCCACCGAATCACGGCGTCCCTGTCTCCCACGACCCCTTCGATATTTATTGTTATGTTCGTTTCTCCACCGATTGTTTTCATCCCTTCTTCTAGCGGCACGATTGCTTCCGGCCTTCCAGCTTCCGCAACCCGTACGACTGTCCCACCAGGTCTCGGTTTTACAACCCCCCCTTCGGCCATTGCCGGGTATTTCTGCGACTGAATCATCGATACCTTTGCCGCTGTAATTGCGGCCATCGCCGCCGCCGCCGGTATCCCCCACGGCCACCCCAGCTTTGCAAAAGTCGCAATCACGGCCTCCGCCCCGGCCGCTAATGTCGATGCAATTCTCAATTGCTTTTCTTTTTCAAACTGTTTCCTGCGCAATTCATTTTCTTTTTTCTGCGCTTCGGCTTCAAGCAACTCTTTCTTCTTTTGCCATTCTTCTTCAAATTCAGCCGTATCGATACCAAACTGTTCTTTCAGCTTTTTCTGCTTCTCAAATTCTTTCTCTGCCGCTTTCGTCTGCTTTCGGACATTTGCAATCTCTCGCTCCATCCGCTCTCGATCCAATGCAAGCGCCATACTCCACAAATCTAACAATCCTGATGTAACAGTCTTAATTGCCGATTTCCACGACTCCGCCCACCGTCTAGCCGATTCCGCCGCCTCTCTTGCCGCCTCCTCATCCGCCCTTCTTCTTTCCTCATTCAGCCGTTCATAATTTGCAATCATCGACCTAATTGCAAGCTCATGGTCTTCTATTTCAGCTTCTGCAATTTTCATCAATTGATCTTTTTCTGCCTTTGCCGCTTGCTCTAGTGCTTTATTCCTCTCTTCCCGATATTTTTCATAATTTTCAATCCATTGCCGCATCGCCTCTTCGTTCGCGTCAATTTCAGCCCGCGCCTGTTTCTTTACTAATTCGATATCAGCCTTTCTTTTCGCCTCCTGATCCGCCAGCGCTTGAGCCGTCAATTTAATTTCCTGCTCTTTCGCCTGCACTGTAGCAATAACTGCATTCTTTCTCTCTTTTTCGGTTACCGCTAGTTTTTCTGCCGCACGTATCTGCTCTTTGATTATATCTCTTTCTTGATACAACGCATTTAACTGTTTTTCAGTATAATAATCCCCTTTCGTCCTAATCTCATCTTCGACCTTCGACAGCCTCGATCGCAATAACACCAACTGCTCTTGTGCAGTCAACGTCTCTTTCATCGATAACTTTTTATTAATTTCTGCTAATTTCTGCGTTTCGCTTATTGCCCCGCCCAGCACTACAAAAAATCCGGTTAGCGCCTTTGCCCCTTCTGTTAAAGCCGGTGCGAGTATTTTCCCGATACTCTCTCCCAGATCACCCACTGCATTTTTCAATTGCGCTAACGCTCCAAACGTTGTCCCCGCTGTCTCTTGTGCAAGCCTAAATCCATCGGCCATTGCCTTATTGACAATCGCCGCCTTTTCCCCTTCTGATCTTGCGGCCCTCAGTGCCGGTATATATCTTTGTAACGCATCATAATTCCCCTGATTGGCAAGCGTCACCAGCCGCATCGACGTTTCTAAATCCACCCCGAACGCACTCGCTAATCCAATCGCACCCTTTGTTGCGTCTTCAATTTTGTCCGTTGTGATACCATATTGTAGACCTAGCCGCATCAATTTTAGGACTTGCTCATCGCCATATATCGTTACTCTTTGTATCTCGCTTGCAAACTCGGTATATTTCGACGTCAAAATATCCGCACCTTCCACAATCGAATTCAGCGTTGCCGCCAACTCTCTTTCTGCTCTTTCCTGTTCGTTAAATGCCGCAATACTGGATTCAACTATCGATACCAGCCCCCGGAATGACGCATATGCCCCCACGATTGACCCGGCCGCTTTCAACAATTCTTTCCCCATACGGTCAACGGTCGATTGCGTCTCTTTTGCGGCCTTCTGGAATTGGGAAAGGTTTTTAACCGCATCAGCAACTTCTGCTTTTATCAGTACTTTCAACTCTTCACTAACCATTCCCGTGTTCCTCTTTCAGATACAAATTGTACATTTCTTCAAACAATAAAATCGCCTCAGTTATATGCGCCGGTTGCTCTGCCCACCCCCCACCGAACGGTAGCGCACCCAATGCCCGCCACGTCTTCCATATCTTTACATACTCATCATAGTCGTCGGCATACAACTCCGGTATCTTCGAGCGTTCTATATCAACACCAGCTACCACTATCTTCCTCCCCGGTCGGTCATACTTACTCCCTTTATAATACCGATACTCCGGCGACAACAGGTGTAAATAGAACGCTATACCGTAGGGTTTTTTTGCACCTCCGGCGTCGCCGTTAAACAATACGCCTGTATTTCTGATACCAATTCCGTTGGCACATACGGGTTTTCATACAACTCTTTCGCTGTTTTAATCTCATACTGCTTCCCCTCGCACTCAATCACCAAGTTTTCAATCCTCGTGATTATCGCCCGTGCAATCCCCTCAGCATCTTGGACGTATTCGATATCCCCGATTTCACCGTCTCTTCCGATCCGCAACGGTTTCGTGTACACAAATTTATTTCTTTCCGCATACGTTAGGTATCGGTGGTACACCTTTATTCGCTCATTCTCCGGCAACTCACGATTCCCGTTGAACTTTGGCTCATACACACCACTCGTTGCAAGTACAACCTTCATCTATTCCCCTCCAGATCAGGTTTTGGTTGTGATCTTAAATACTACCGAACCTGTCACCGTTCCGTCAAACCTCCATTTCGGTGTCCCCCCGGCGCTCGTCTCAATCGAGAACCCTGTCGGGATCACGTTGCACTGCACTTCAATGTCTTTTTTAAGCAACGGATCACTTGCCCCCGCATCGCCCTTCTGTAGCACTCCAGTAAACTGCAAGCTCCCGGTCATCACACTGGACGTTGACCCATCATTGTTAATGTCCATAAATTGCTGGATCAGTAATTGCTGTGCAGTATCATCCCAAATTAATGTTCCGCTTGCGGACAACGTTGCACCAGACAGCCCTCGAATGTACTCCTTAGCCGTTGCATTAAGCTTTGTGATCTCTTGCGTATCTACCGAAAACGGTATGCTCCAGCTATCCGTATACGCAACCTCCGTATACGAACTCCCCTTCTTTACTTTAAACACTCCATCGATTCCTCGTAACGGTTTCGCCGCCATTTCTTTTCCCTCCTTTATATCGTGCTACTATTGTAGCTAATTGTTACCCTCATTTCAACCAACGCATATCGGCTCTGCGAATCAATCACCCGTTGCACATTCTCTACACTTGCCGACTCCACACTCAATACAGTCTTATGCAAATCATTTATCACTTCAACGATCTTCGGTATCACCGTATTGTAATTACTATTCAAAACAGTACTATCCTTTCCCCCGATCGCTATTAACAACACTGCCTTGATTAAATTCTTCAACACGCCGAACGACATTGGTTGTCTCTCTATCGAATCAACCGAAACATACACCGCCGGCAATTTGTTCTCCGGTATCCCCTGCCACACCGTCAGCTCATCTGTCACATACTTGATAGCTGTAATATTAGACAATGCTGTCTTCAGCAACCTAATTATTTCAAACTCTACCGTATTACTCATCTAAACGCCTCCTTAATCGACCGATCAATCAACCTTACCGCCTCGTCTGCTTTCACGATAAGCGACGGCTTCATATATGGCCGCCTTGGTATCTTCACCATTCCTCTCCCCGGCATCAATTTTGTGCCCCCAGTCTCATGAATCAGCGCATACTCTACATTTGCCACATATATTTCACCCACGACTCCGGTGGCCGTTTCGCTTGTTTTTGTTTTAATCGCTCCACGCAAATACCCTGATTGCGGTTGTAGCGTTGCCTCCCACTCATCCCCTACGCCTCTTGGCATCTTCGGCCCCGAAAGGTGCTTATAAACAATTTCATCCCGCACAATCCTGCATCCTCTTTCTACTGCCCAAGCTAATTTCCTCTTCAACTCACTTATGTCCATATCCATAATTTTACCCATGCGATATTCTCCGATATTTTTGCAGTATCGATTTCACGAACGGCAACCAATCATCCGGCTTCGCAATTTGTATACTCGTGCCAAGCACGTTGACTTGCGTCACAGCTTCCGACCCAGATTTATACAGCCCAAACCAATACTTTATTTGTTCTAGCAGTGCGAATTTCAGATCATTAGGTAACGTTGTATACCCACCGTTATATGATACCAGCACAAACGAAGGCACTCCTTGCACATAATCAAAAATCGTTAAGTGCCCCGTTTTTTCGTTAACCATATAATCGTTATTGCGAAGCGTTTCCATCTCATCTTCTTTTGCCGTTGCCCCTGTTTTTACTGACGCTATTGAGGCAATGGGCGTATTATGTAACCATATACTTCCTATCGACGTTACATGTAATTCTTCATAATCCGTTTTCGCCAAATATCGATCCAAGTACTTTTCAGCAAACCCTTCCACCGCCCCGCCGATCAGCGTTAGCACCGCATCATAACTCGTATCCGTTGATTCCACTCCTACATGCGTCTTTATATCGCTTAACGACAATATCGCCATACCACCACCTCCTTCACTTGATATATAATATTCGCCCAACAATCGGTGTATTGTAATTGCACTTCTTGCATAACCCTGGATATTCTCGGTTAAGATGCGCCTCCATTAGCTTTTTTCTGTCCGGGTTTATCATCGCCCTTTCCACGCTACCATACTCAATTAAATTGCCCCAATTATTTTCAAGCCAAAAATCATGATTACAACTCGATAACGTTCCATCCGGCCACACAATCAACATTGTCAAATAATCGCATGGTATCCGTACATGCTCTTTATATCTGTCAACCGTCAAGTCTTCCTGCATCTGATTTTCACACTTGTATGATACTCGTATCCGACCCGGAAAATCTCCGAATATCTTCAACAACCCCTCTTCCGTGCCTTCATTCAATTTGCAAATCAAACAATGTATTTCCGCATTTGCCCTTGCTAACTCATCGTAATGCTTCCTTATGTTCTGTACCACCTTCTCGAACGGCAACCCCGTTGTTTCTTCATATTTTTCTTTCGTCCCGCCATTAAACGATATAATCACTTTATCAATCCTGGGTATATAATCCATCCCATACGCATTTGTTGTCATGATCACCGGTTTCTTTTTCGTCCTCTCGATTATCTGGAACATTTTCACATGCTCCGGGTGCGCATACATGTCCCCGATACCGTTTAACAGTATCCGGTCAATCATCCCGGAATTATTCACTATCTGCCAAATCTTTTTGAAGTCGCTTAACTTCGCATAAACCTTTTTCAATTTCCATACTGGGCACGTTTTACATCGTGCCCCACACATTGTTGTAATTGTCAACTTCGCATCCATCAATCGCCTCCCGTGCGTTTTTGTATGATACCGACAAACGATTTTGCCGACAGCTCCCACGTAAAATGCTTCCGTATCCTTTCCGCCGCTAGTTCGCCTTTCCTTAGCGCTGTTTCGTAATCATAATACACCTGTTCCATTCGCCGCACTAAATGATCAATATCACAGCTTGCCGCATACGTATGCATCTCAACTACGCTATCCCCATTTGCAAGCGGCGTTAGCGTTTCTATCGGAACTAGTTTCCATTTCACCGGATACCCTTCCTTTTCACTCAATATATCCATCGGTCCGCTCCAGTTTGTATATATACACGGCAAGCCGGTAGCCATTGCTTCCGCAAGCGTTAGCCCGAACCCCTCCCCCATGGTTGGGAATACAAAACAGTGCGCATCATGATACACATTCACTAGCCCCGGCACTTTCCCGTCACTCACTACCGGTAGCACCCTCGAATCGAAAATCACATTCTGATACCTTACAACCCGCTCCCTCGGTAGCACCTTCTTGATTTCATTCCCCAACGCATCGTATCCAACCACCCGCTCCAACCCTTCAGCCGTCTGTGTGGTTTTCATTACCAACAAGCACCTGTTCGCTATCTCTTTATTCCGCTCGCAAAATCTCTCCCAAGCGACAATCATGTGCTTATATCCCTTCCGCTCATTACTCGCCCCGAACCATAGATACACAAAAGGCTCTCCCGCAACCGGGAAAGCCCGTCTCTTAAACACAAACTTATCAACCTCTACGCCCTCCCAACAAACCTCAACCGGCTTTTTGGTGTACCGCTCAAACAATCTCTTATTATGCCGGCACGGCACTATAATTAAATCAGCCTCTTCTAGTTTCGGTATCCATTTCGGCGGTAAATCCACCGCCTCATACATCGTATACAGTACATTGTATTTCCCCTCAATTCTAATATAGTTTCCTGCCGGCACGACCGACACTGCAACATCAGCACCTTCAGGCTCGTCTACAACCTCAATCCCTATCCCTTCCAACGCCTTCCGCAACTGCCGCTGGTGATTCGAGTACCCGAACCCAATCCCCACTTGATTAAGCATGCTTGCCCAATATAATCGCATCTAACCTCCGTATTTTTCATACCACCACTTCGGCTTCCTCCCCCTCCGCTTCACAATTTGTTTTTCATACATCTTCTCTTCGATCACAGTTTCCGGTTTTACAACCTTCTCTTCGAGCCGCTCTTCCGGATAGACAATATCTAACCAAAAGGTGGCCCGAAGGCCACCTATATATCGATCATCCATTAGCTAGCCGCCGTTACGATCCGTCCGTAATATCCTGGGAGCGCATGCGCAAACCCCCACCGGGTGAACATCAGGAACAGCGTCTGGTAGTACGTGCTCTTAGAATACGGATCAACGAATAGCGATATATTCGTCAACCGATCCCCGATATAGAAGCCTCGCAAATCGCCGAACACAATAAACCCGGTCCCAGCTCCACTTGTCGACGGCGCTTGTTCAGGTTGCTCCACCGGATACCCGTATAGCATGTGCGGGGCCCCTTCCGTCATCGAAGGTATGAACAACGGCCTATTCTGCGAATCCTTTAGCCCGTACACATAAGTCCACAACGGACTTCGGTGGATGTACCATCTGGCATTACCCAGTCTCGATGCGGGGATCTTCCCGATAATCGCCCGCAAATCCGCTTCAGTCAGCGCACTGAATGCGGTCGATCCTGTATTAAACACCTGCGATACTCCTGCACTCAAGAACACCCCCGACACCGGCGTACCAGTCCCGACGAATACCGCCGAATCAATCTTCTGTCCGATTGCCTCAATAAACTGGCTCATCAACACACCAACGATTCCGCCCGGTATCTGCGTATCCTGAATCAGCTCATTAGACGCAATCGAATACGCATCTAGCCTTGTAGCCGTCAGCGTTACCTGGTCGAAGGTCGGCTCACTTTCTGTTGCCTGCGAGCCTTCATTGGTGAACGACACATTCACCTTATTCAGCTCACGAGGTAACGTCATGGAATCCGTGCTCATCGGGACATGTGTACAATACTGCATCGCCAAGGATACTTCACGAATGTAGCTCAGCAACTCCATCCGCTCCTCAGTCGGCACCAAGTATCCGCCCAGCGACCCGGTCCCTTCGGCCATAGGCGCTTTTGTAATCAGCCCGGCAGGCGATTTCACGGCGCTGTCATAAATATCCACAAACATCTTCGCCACACGCTCGAAGGCTTCACCTCTCGAATCGATCTTCGGTACTAGCTTCTTTAGGCAGGGCGATTCTGTCATCTTGCGTCTAGCCGAATCCATCACCGCACGCAAACTGTATCCTTTGTATTCACCAGCCCCCACAACGATTTTACCGGCGGCAAATCCATGATCCGCATTCGCTTGCTTGCGCTTAATCTCCAGCTCCTTTTTTTCGGCTTCAAGCTTCGCCTTCTCTTGTGCAAGCTTTTCTTCGAGCTCTTTTCTCACTTTTTCTCGCTCCTGCTCCCTGATCGCCTCGATCAACTGATCGTTCAGTTTTTCCAGTTCCTTCTCATCAGTTTCTTTGGCAATCAGCGCTTTCAATAATTCGATTTTATCCATAGTTTTCCCCTCCTTTGCGGAAACTATTTTACTCTCGACGCAAATAGCTTTATCTTGCTTTTTCGATCAACCACGGTTGATTTTTTTGCCGTCCCTTTGCCGCCTTCGGCACGATCGGCACCTCCAACCTTTTGATCGATATTGCAAGCTTTCGCCACTTGCTCAAGCTTTTTCCCAAACCCATTTTCAGCCTGCCTCAACATTAATGCGAACTGATTCGCCGGTAATGTTACCGCACTTACCTCCAATAGTTCAACCTCCGTATAAACTCTTACCGGGCCCCTTTCATTCTCCTGCATTTCCCAGCTTTTCGGAATAAACCCGACCGAAAACGCATTCATAAATCCATTCTCATACAGATACTTAACCTCGTTGCCCAGCTCCGTATCTGCAAATTCGATCTCCAGTATCAAAGCCTTCTCTGTAATCTTCCCGTCTACCGCCTTCCCGATCGGCAACCCCCGGTATTCGTGTCCAAGCAAAATCACCGGATTGGTTTTCAGGTATGTGTCCAGATTTTTGAATGCCGACGGCAATATAATCTCATTATCTCTATCCACATCAGCCGTTGACGCAAGTATCTGATACTTCTTCCCTTCCGCCTTAAACTTGCCGTTAATTATCTTCATGTTCACATTAGACATATCCCCTCCTTATTCTTCATCAAAAAACTCTATAAACGTACACCGGCAATTTATTACCTCTTCCGCCTTCCCGGCCGGATCCATCGGATACAACAACCCGTTCGGGAACGGCTCTCCAACTTCTCTTACCACACCATCCAACTCTTTGTGCGTATCCCGCACCCGATCATCTCGTGCAGCCAACCACATGATCTTCTTTGCTCCCAGCGATTTTGTTTTCTCAAACTGCCCCTCGTTAAACGCTCCATGCACTTCCGTTCTTGCAATTGTTCTTGCCCTACCATACGTTGCCTTCATCTCATCCCGTATCGCCTCCAACACCATTTCGGCCCTCACGTCTTCCGCTACTCCCTGATTCATCGCTAGCGCCAAGGTTCGATATAAAACTTCCTTCATCCTTTCTCGGCCCGTTTCATTGATCCCTTTTATCTTATTCATCCGCCTCGCCATGATCGCCATAATCTTTTCGTTTGGGAAATCTTCCGATCTAAATCCTAACTTTAATGCATCCCGGATTACATCACTCATCGTTTTGGTCAATTTCTGATCATCAAACGCCTTATCGATAACTCTTACAATTGCCTCCAACTCCGCATCCGATAACCCCTCCCCAGCCGCCTTCACCTGCATGTTTTTAATCTCTTTCACGACCCCTTTAATCAACGATTGTTCCACATTCCAAAAATAGGTCTTGATTTTTTTATTCGCTATAGCTAACAACGGGTAAGTACGATTTACAATATTCCTCCACTTCTCTCCCCTTATTGTCTCTGATATTCTCATTAACCGTTTCTCGCCTATTAACTTCTTACCGATTCCTTCCCTTCCCTTCCCCTCATCCCCCGCCCCTTGCTGTGTTTCTTCTATCTCCGGGAATCCAAGGCTAAACCGTTCATTGATAACGTTAAATGGCACACCCATGTTAAAATACTTCATCGCCGCATCAGCTTTTTGAATAATGTCCTCAATCAATATCCCCGTACTATCGATATCGAACTCTCCCCAATAGCCTAACGGTTTAAGAAAATCAGTGTTAATCTTGTCTTGAATCAACGTCATTAACGGTATTAGCGTTTTCTTCCAATAATTCACGTCAGCCGTCTTTGCCGTTGCATAATTCAAGTCTTCATACAACTGTAACTCAGCCTTCGGTACCCCCGTTATCATTGCAACATCTTCACGCGTAAATTTCTTCAGCTCTAAAAACTGCATGTCTTTAATCGAGCGGCCAATATCCTTAACTGTTACTCCACCGTCCAGCAAGATCGCTCTATGCGCATTCTGCCAACCACGATAACTTTCAATCAGCTGATCCTTCAACCGATTGTATTGCTCATCCGTCAGCGATTGTTCCGTCTCAAACACTGCCCCCGGCAACCCGTCATTCCTAAAAAACCGCTTGTTATACTGCGTTGCCACATAATCCAAGTCTATCGTATCCTGCAACACGCTAATCGGCGATAACCCGCGATAATAGCCATACGGATTGTAATATTTAAACTGTATCACCTGGTCCGGATACAGATATACTATCTGATCATCATTCCGATACTCCCACGCTACCAATCGGCCGCGGTACACCTTCTCGGTAAACAACCTCGGCGATTGCGGCCACAAGTAAACCGGGATACCGTCTACCTCCTCCCGATCCTTTACGACAAACGCTTCCCCGTACAGCTCCAGGCATGTTACAATCGCTTCCCATAGCTCAGCCTTCGAGTAGTACGGATTTACGTCTTCAAACAGATTTGTTAATGGATGACTAGAATCCGCCGTTATCTCTATCTCTCTGTCATCGTTTGTCCATATCCTAAACGGCACTCTCGAAATGTTTCTAGCCTTACTCCTTACCGCCGCCGCCAATGCAACAATCTGCGAATACGCATCCCGCACCTCGTTTTCATTGTTAACCGCAAACACCGATTTTATGTACGGCGAATTAAGCGGAACGGCTCCTCCTTTCTTTTTGAACATATTCAGTATGTTTTTAATCTTCACTACCTACCCCCTTGCGTAGGTGCTACAGCATCCGTATTTTAGGTTCTTTTTCGCTTTTTATCAACTTGCATATTGCATACCGCAACGCATCGATACAGTGGTTATAAGCATCTATCAAGATAGGTAATACTTCATTCGTTTTTGAATCGACTTTATAGCTATAATTCCTAAACTCATTAATCGCACGCTGACACCGTTCGTGAATCACAATCTTCTGGAATGATTTTAGAAATTCAATTCCATCCTGTACACTATTCTTCCAGCTGTCCGCCGGATATATATTCAAACCTTGTTTCTTCAAATAACTAATTGTTTCAGGCCTTGATGGATCAGCATAAATCACCGCCGCCTCCATCGGCACCACACTAAACAGCTCTCTTAATTCGTCCAGTTCCACTCCTGTCCCATATGCTTCGTAATCGATATACAGCTTCTCGTCCTGCACAAAACACCGGATCAGTACCGTAGGATCGTTTGCAAACCCCCAATCCACACCGTAAAAATACCTGATCCCCTTCGGCGACGCAAACCGTTGCACTTCCCATTTACCCTTAAACACTTGCGCCTCGTTGTGCTTTCTCGGTTTTCCAAGCCATATCCATTCATACTTTTCAATATCATTCCTCTTGTCCCTTTCCGCCTGCTCGATGATCAGCTTTGCAATAAACGGGTTATCCTTATACGTTGTGTAAACCCGGCACATTGTCACCGGATCAAAATTCTTGATAAACCGTTTATACGTTTCCCCGTCTTCACTATCCGGGTTAAACGAAATCCATATCTCGCTACCCTCTTTCCGAATCGTCGGTATCAAATAATCCCACGAATCCGCCGTTACATTCTCCGCCTCTTCTACCCAACAAATATCAACACCTTCCAGTGATTTTATTTCAACCGGATTCTGCAGCCCACGAAATATAAACCTCGTGCCATTATATCCGAGTATCTGACTCTTCGATATATAATAATGCTGATACAATCCCATTCTTCCGATCTGCTCAACAAGCAACCGATACACCGAATTATTTATGCTCACCTGGTATTGTCTTGTGCACAATATCAGCAATGGTTTCTCGATTCCTTTCAGCAACAAGATCCTCGCTATGTTCCAACTTCTCCCCCCGCCACGGCCGCCATATGCAATCTTAAATCGCTTCGGCCTAATTAGCGGGATGAATTTCTGTAGTATCTGAATTTCCATCCATACCCTCTATCTCGTCTTCAATCACGTCCCTATCCGACACCCACACAACCTTAATCTTGTCACCGGTTAAATTGCTTATATCTTCCTTCGGTCCATATCCCCACCGCTTCGGCGATTTTCTTTCTAGTCTCCACGCCGCCGCTTTCCACTGCCCCTTTTCTGCCGCTCTCGACAACACCGCCAATAAAAACATCTCCGACTGTGCCATTGCCTTCTTTACTGCGTCGGCGAACGGCTTATATTTTGGATTCCCCTTCCCGCCTAGCCGTATCCATTTGTATACCGTATCTTTGTTGATTTGCATCAAATCGCATACCGTTTCTATGTAATTACCCTCCTGTATGTATTTACAAAACTCATCAATAAATTCTTGTGTAATCTCGATTGGCTTTTTCGGCATTGTCTTGCTCTCCATACAAGGATGATATTTGGTTTTTCCTGATTATTATAGATTTATTTTATATAGAATTCAACCTTGCCATGATTTTTGTTGCTGTTTTTTCTCTGTTAAACAGACGCATACGAATATTCAAGCGCGCACATAAAATAAAAGCGCGCTCATACCGAAGTACAAGCGCGCTCGTTAATTCATTATATCCACTCTTCCCAAATTTCGTTAAATGCTTTCTTTAATCCCTCTTTATCTATCACATACCCAACCGCCCGTAATCCTTCCAGGAATGTTTTTACCGCATCCGGCCACCGGTCAGCCCTATGCCTAACCTCAATATACATTGATGGTTCATGACCAGCGTCATACAGATCTTCAAACAACCGGAACACATATCGGTCAACATTTCTGCTCTCCATCTCTAACGCCTCTCTTCAACCTTTCAATTTCATTTTTTAATACTACTAGCTCTTTTTTGATTTCTTTCATCCAGCTATTAAGCTCAAGCAACTTTTGCCGCACAACCCAAGCGTATTCATCAATCACGAACAACGTTCCGTCATCATCTTCCGCCACATCGTAATATTCCCGTGTCAACCACTCAACGGCGATCTTCCACACCGACTTCTCAACCCCGCTCTCTTTCAATAACTGCGTCTTACTTATCGCTCGATTTCGCTTAAGGATCTCATACAATCTGCTCGTTATCTTTTTTATCTCTTCAGCCGTATATTTTTTAATCTTAACCGACCTGTTCACCCCTTTCGCCCCCCCGCCACCCCTCGCTCTCCTGCACATGCTTGTTCATTTTCCTATACGGCTATCCCTTTGCTACCAAGACTCGCTTTCCATCGTCGGCACCCTTCCTCGTTTTTGTGGCCCGCTCCTATTTTTGGGCTTCGCATATTTACCGGCTCGCTTGAATTTTGGTGGTTCCCATTCATAGCCGGCGGCTCGCTCGGCCTACAATCTACATATTCTGCCACAACGGCTCGC